TCGCAAGACGGGCGACGCGGCTTGGTCCCTGTACCGCATCGCCTGACGCCTACTCCGCCCCGCCTTAATCGGCGGGGCGGCTCTACCCTTGCCAACGACGGGACGAGAGCATGACGACCGCAGGAGACATCATCTACGGCGCGCTTCGTCTGATCGGACAGTTGGCGGAGGGCGAAGTGCCTTCGGCGGACACGGCGCAAGACGCCCTCGCCGCGATGAACCAGATGATCGACAGTTGGAGCGTTGAGCGGCTCGCTGTCTATTCGACCCAAGATCAAGTCTTCACATGGCCCGCTGGCCAGGCGACGCGCACGATTGGCCCGACGGGTGACTTCGTCGGCCTGCGGCCGGTGCTGCTCGACGACAGCACCTATTACATCGCCCCGAACGGCCTGTCGTTCACGCCCATGCTCATCAACGAGGATGCGTACAACGCCATCGTCCTCAAGACGGTGACGACCACCTATCCTCAAGTCTTGTTCGCGAACGCGACCTTCCCCGACGCGACGTACAAGATCTACCCGGTGCCGACGCAGGCGTTGGTGTGGCACTTCATCTCGGTGCAGGTGCTGGCGCAGCCGGCGTCGCTCGGCACGACCCTGTCGTTCCCGCCCGGCTACCTGCGCGCGTTCCGCTACAATCTGGCCTGTGAACTGGCTGCCGAGTTCGGTGTCGAGCCGTCCGCGCAGGTCAAGCGCATCGCCATGGTCGCCAAGCGCGACCTCAAGCGGATCAACAACCCGAACGACCTGATGGTGATGCCGTCCGCGCTGCAACGGGCGTCGTCGCGATACAACATCTACACCAACCAGCCGAGCTGACATGAAGACGCCGATCCTCGGGTCCAGCTATGTCATCCGCAGCCCGAACGCTGCGGACGCCCGCATGGTCAATCTCTACCCCGAGGTGATCGCCGAGGGCGGGTTGGAGGCGGCCTACCTTCAACGCTGCCCCGGCCTGCGGTTCATCTCTACCGTCGGGCCCGGCCCGATCCAGGGCGAGTGGACGCACAGCGGCGTCGGCTACGTCGTGTCGGGGCAAGAGTTCTATTCGGTCACGTCGGCCGGCGTCTCCACGCTGATCGGCACGGTCGAGAACAGCGGCCCCGTTTCGATGGCGGACAACGGCACGCAGCTTTTCATCGCCGCCGACCCGAAGGGCTACATCTACAACTTCGACACCGGCGTCCTCGCCGAGATCACCGACGAGGACTTCCCCGGGGCCAGCACCGTCGGGTATCTGGACGGCTATTTCGTCTTCACCGAGCCCAACTCGCAGCGGATTTGGGTCACGACCCTGTTCGACGGCACGAGCGTGGATCCGCTCGACTTCGCCAGCGCCGAGGGGGCCCCCGACGACGTGGTCGGGCTGGTGGTCAACCACCGCGAGGTGTGGGTCTTCGGCACCAACTCGACCGAGGTCTGGTACAACGCCGGCGACGCCGACTTCCCGCTGGCCCGCATTCAAGGGGCCTACAACGAGGTCGGCTGCGTCGCCCCCAACTCGATCGCCAAGCTGGACAACTCGATCGCGTGGCTCGGGCAGGACAGCCGGGGGCAGGGCATCGTCTACCGCGCCAACGGCTACCAGGCGCAGCGCATCTCCACCCACGCCGTCGAGTTCGCCATCCAGGGCTACCCCGACATGACGGACGCGGTGGCCTACTCCTACCAGCAGGACGGGCACGAGTTCTACGTCCTGAACTTCCCGCTGGCCGACACGACGTGGTGCTTCGACGCCGCGACGAGCGCATGGCATGAGCGGCGCGGTCTGCTCAACGGCCAGTTCACACGCCACCGCGGCAACGCCTTCGTCAACTTCAACGGCGAGCTCGTCGTCGGCGACTACGAGAACGGCAACCTGTATGCCTTCGATCTGGACGTCTACGCCGACAACGGCGAGACGCAGAAGTGGCTGCGCCGCTGGCGCGCGCTGCCGACCGGGGCCAACGACTTCAAGCGCACGGCGCAGCATGCGCTGCAACTCGTCTGCGAGACGGGCGTGGGCCTGCCCGACGCGGCGGCCGACGAGCCGCTGTTGGTCGAGGAGGGCGTCGAGGTGCTGGTCGAGACGGGTGTCGACGTGATGCTCGGCTACGCTTTCAACGAGAACATCGACCCGCAGGTCATGCTGCGCTGGTCCGACGACGGCGGCCACACATGGTCGAGCGAGCACTGGCGGTCGATGGGCGCCATGGGGGCGTCGCAGACGCGCGTCATCTGGCGCCGGCTCGGCATGACCAACAAACTGCGTGACCGCGTCTACGAGATCTCCGGCACCGCCGCCGTCAAGGTCGCCATCATGGGCGCCGAACTGATCCTGAGCGGCACCGATGGCTGACATCACCTCCATCCCCGCCTCGCGCGTCCCGCTGCTGGAGCCGGGCACCACGGTCATGTCGCGGGAGTGGTATCGCTTCCTGTTCAACCAGTTCGGCCAGACCGGCGGCGGCACCACGGCGCTGACCCTGAGCGACCTGGAGCTCGCGCCGCTCGGCGAGCCGAACGCGGCGGGGCTGGTCGACGAGGTGCAGGGGCTGCTGTCCGCCCCGCCCGTCGAGGCCGCGCGACTGCGGTACGGGGCGTTCGTGTCCGCGTCCACGCAGACCCTTGGCGCGACGAACACCGCCACGGCAGTCACGTTCAGCGCCACGACGGCCGCGCAGGGCGTCGGCCTGTCGACCTCGTCGCGCGTGCTGCCGGGTGTCGGCGGTGTCTACTGCGTGACGGTCGCCGTGCAGGCGGACAAGACGGCCGGCGGCGACAACATACTGTGGCTATGGCTGCGCAAGAACGGCACGGATCTCGCCAACACGGCGGTGACGCTGCGCGTGCGCGGGTCTGGCGCGGAGGCCACGCTGGCTACGAGCCAGACCCTCGCCATGGGCCCGACGGACTACGTCGAGGCCATGTGGGCTTCCGACAGCACAGATGTTATCCTGAGCGCCACGGCGGCCACCGCCTTCTCACCCGCCGGCCCGTCGGCGATCCTGACCATCACGCAGGTTGACCAATGACTGTTTTCCTCTCCCCTATCGCCGGCGCGGGGCAGCAGTTCCTCGACAACTCGGGCGACCCGCTCACCGGCGGCCTGCTCTACACCTACGCCGCCGGGACGACGACACCGCAGTCGACCTTCACGACCATCCTCGGCGTGACGCAGAACACCAACCCGATCGTCATGGACGCCGCCGGGCGGCTGGAGAGCGAGGTGTGGCTGACGGGCGGCGTCGCCTACAAGATCGTGCTGCGCACCAGCACCGGCGCGCTGCTCGGCACCTATGACGACATCTACGGCATCAACGACCTGAGCACCAACGGCGTCGCGTGGGCTGACGTCACCAGCACGCCGACGACCCTGGCGGACTACGGCATCACCGATGGCATCACCGCCGCGACCGCCGCGTCCACCTACGCGCCGATCAACAACGCCGGGCTGACCGGTACGACGACCATTCAGGACGCGGCGGCAGCGTCGCACACGGCGGGCTATCTCGACGTGCCGCAGAACGCGAAGACGACCAGCTACGGCCTGCTCTTGGAGGACCGCGGCAAGTCGGTGGTCATGAACGGCACAAGCCTGACGCTGACCATCCCGGCCAACGCCTCGGTGGCCTTCCCGGTCGGCACCGCCATCGTCGTCGTCAATCTCAACGCCACGTCGCTGTCCGTCGCCATCACGACCGACACGCTGACGCTGGTCAACTCGGCCACCACCGGCACCCGCACGCTGGCGCAGAACGCCATGGCCACGCTGGTCAAGGTCGGCACGACCTCGTGGCTGATCGCCGGGCTCGGGGTGACCTGATGAGCGGCGTCATGGCGGCCACGGCGGGCCTGAGCGCCTTGTCCTCGCCCAACACGGTCATCTTTGACTTCTCCGCCGGGGCGGGGACGGTTACGATCCCGACCGCAGCGACCGGCCTCGTGGTCGAGGCGTGGGGTGGCGGCGGCGGCGGCGGGCTTGCGTCCTTGGGAGATTATTCAGGCGGCGGCGGAGGCGCGGGCGGATACAGCAAGAAGACGCTGGTTCTGTCGGGTGACGACGGCAAGACGATCAGGTACGCCGTCGGCGCAGAAGGCGCGGGCTCCGGCACGCCAGACCCCGGCAACACAGGCGGCACGACCACCGTGTTCAGCGGCTCCTACACGCTGACCTCTCTGGTCACGGCGGGCGGCGCGGGCGGCCTGTCGGACGGGTCCGAAACGCAAGGTGCGGGCGGCGCGGCCAGCGGCGGCGACACCAATACGACCGGCAGCGGCGGCGCAGCGGCCACGCGAACAGGCGCTTCCGCCACCGCCGGGGACGGAGGGCTTGTGGGCGGGGCTGGCGGTAACGGGGGTACTCCCACACTCGGCAATACCGGCGGCGCGGATGGCCTGACAGGCCGCGTTCGCTTCGTCTTCACCGTATAGGAGGGCCGAATGGCCGTTTACGTTCGCGTCCTGATCCCCGCCAAGACCGCCGAGGCGGCGCAGACGACGCAGTACACCTCGACCGCGGTGACCACGATCATCGACAAGTTCACGGCCACGAACTACAGCTCGTCGGCAGCCACGCTGTCGGTCAACCTCGTGACGGCGCTGGACAACCCCGGCAACCAGAACCTTGTGGCCAAGGCGGTCACGATCCAGCCGGGGCAGACCTATCTGTTCCCCGAGGTCGTCGGTCAGGTGCTGCTGGCAAGCGGCACGATCTCGACCCTCGCCAGTGCGGGCAGCGCCATCAACATCCGCGCCAGCGGAAGGACGATCTCGTGATCGACGACCTGCGCGTTCATTTCGGCGAGCGGCTGCACCTCCCGCAGCCGGCGAGCGATTGGCTAATCGACTTGTGGCAGGTCATCCAGGTGTTCGACGACGTGCACGACGGCCACGCGGTCGGTGACGAGATGCCCGCGCTGTGGGCCGCGCTGGTGACGATGCCGGGCAACCCCTTCTACCTGTCGAACGCCGCCGCGCTGCAATCCGCCATGGCCACCGCCATCCTGAAATGGCACGCGGCCAACCGGGCGGAGGAGCAGGGGCAGGCCGACGAGAAGTCCTATGTCTGGCGCGCGGCCTACTATGACGTGGTGCTGCTGGTCATCCTGCTGTGCCATGGCCAAGCTGTCGCGCTGGATATGGCCCCGGTCGTAATGATGATGTACGGTGAGCCGTTCGCGGACTACCGAGCGGAGTTCCCCAATGCCTAATCCTCTCCTCGCAGTCGCCGGCGTAAGCGCCGCAGGGTCCGCCATCGGCGGCGCTGTGCAAGGCAAGGCCGCGAAGAAAGCGGCCAACGCGCAGGTCGCATCCGCCGCAGAGGCGTCACGCCTCCAGCGCGAGATGTTCGACGAGCAGGTCCGCCTACAAGAGCCGTTCCGGCAGGGCGGGC